AGAGGTAGGGCGAGGTAGTGTAATCATCCTTGACAATGCGGCATTTCACAGAAAATCTGCACTTGCGAAGTTGGCACAATGCCATGGTTGCGAAGTTCTATTTTTGCCGCCTTATTCACCAGACTTGAACCCGATTGAAAAGAAGTGGGCGTGGCTAAAAAGAAAACTAAGGAGAATCTTGCCTGCTTATCACTCTTTTGACGAAGCTCTGTTCAGCACGTTTCACGTTAGTTGATTATACGTTCCCGGCGGGGTCAATAGACACCATCATATTGTCCGCCATCCAGCGCAGAACCGGGTTGCCGCCGTGAGAGATTTTCTTCTCAAGTATAAGCCGGATGAGTTCTTTGGTGGGCCGGGACATGGACTTATACCCCTGCCCGACACCCTCTACATGGAAACCCATATCTCCAAGATTTTGTGTAATCTGTCGCGCACCCCAAGGGTCAAAAGCTATTTCTTTTATGTCGTACTTTTGGCCCAAATCCTCGATAAACTTCTCAACAAAAGCGTAATGGATAACGTCACCCTCGGTTGCAATAACGTGACCATCCGCTTTCCACTGATCGTATCGAACGTGGTCGCGCCGGATACGAATTTCCATCGTCTCCTCTGGAATCCAGAAGAATGGCAGAACGATGTATTTATCTTCCTCATCTTCGGGCGGGAACACCAACACGAATGCGGTAACGTCAGTGGTGGCCGACAAATCAAGACCGGCGTAGCACTCCCGACCTTCCAGCCGCTTGGGATCAAACCAAAAGTCACACTTATCCCATTTGTCCATCGGGATGTACCGGGTGGACTGCTTTACCCACTGATTTAACCGGGTCTGCCGGAAGAAGTTTTCATTGGGAAGATTGCGCTTGGCATCCTCGAAGGCATAGCGCATGGTGTCTATTTTCATGGTAATGCCCATGCTTGGGTTTACTTTGCGCCAAACAGATTCATCCATCCAATCATCATCATCCGCCGCCGCAAATATTACAGGGTAGAATGATGGGTCTCGATCCCGGCCCTCCAACACATCCATTGCCTTTTGGTGCATCTCCCAGCAAATGGACTGCCGGTCATACCCGGCGGTGGTGATGATAAAGGTTAACGGCTGTTCCCGCGCTTCGCCGGAGCCTCGCGTCATAATATCAAACAGCTTGCGATCCGGCTGGGCATGGAGTTCATCGAAAATAATCCCATGCGCGTTGAGGCCGTGCTTATTATAAGTTTCAGCGGAAACAACTTGGTAAAAGCTGTCCAGCGGTTTGAAAGTCATCCGCTTTTGGTGTATATTTAGCTTAATCATCCGCTTGAGTGCCGGGAACTGGTCGACCATATGCACGGCAACGTCAAACACAATACTTGCTTGACTGCGATCAACCGCGCACCCATAAATCTCCGCGCCCGGTTCGGAATCCCCGCAAGTGAGGAAGAGCGCAATCGCGGCCGCCAACTCGGATTTACCCTGCTTCTTGGGAATCTCAACATATGCCGTTCTGAACTGGCAGCATTCGGTGTGTTTGTTGACAATGCCAAACAGGTCCCGGATGATCCGCTCCTGCCAGTCGATGAGAATAAACGGACCGCCGTACCACCGGCCTTTGGTGTGCCGTAGATTATTTATAAAGTAGACCACGCCGTCCGCGAAGCGCTCCTTGTAGACCGAGGCCGGGGCCTTAAACTTGGTGGGCTTATAACTTTTCAGCCGCCTAAAATCGTCCATCACTCCACCTCATTGTATGCAAGGCGCTGATTATCGCGCAGCAGGAACACGCCGCCGTCCGACTTCACAAACTCAATATACCGCTTAACAATCACATCGCAGAACTTGGGATCGAGTTCCATGCTGTAATTGATTCTTCCGGCCTGTTCACAGGCTATCAGCGTGGTGCCGGAGCCGCCGAATAAATCCAGCACACCATCATTCGCGTGGGAGGAATTATTGATCGCTCTGCCCACCAGTGCCACCGGCTTCATGGTTGGATGCTCGGCGCTCTTTTTCGGGCGCTCGATCTCCCACACATCGTTCTGCTGGCGGTCTTGCAGGGGGCAGAGGCGCTTCTCGCCCTGCACCCAACCGTACCAGATCGGCTCGTAGCGCGTGTGGTAATCTTTGCGCGACAGCACTTGGGAGTCCTTCACCCAAATGATGGTGCTGCTCCAGTGGTAACCGCTGTCGGGCATAGCGGTCATAAGGGTTCCCCACATGGCGGCGCTCATCACCACATAGACCATAGCGCCCGGTTCGCAGACACTTGCCCCCGCCTGGAACGCACTGCGCAAAAATTCACCAAACTGCTCGGTGGTCATCTTATCATTGAGAATATGTCTCCGCCTCCAACTTGGGTGCTCCCGCCCACCGTAATCCACGTTCCACGGCGGGTCTGTGAACAGTAGCCGCGCTTTCGCTCTGTCCATCAGCTTCGCCACCGCGCCGGTGTCGGTGCTGTCCCCGCACATCAGGCGATGCTTGCCCAACAGCCAGATATCTCCGGGCCGGGTGAGCGGCTCATCTATCGCGTCCACGGCGGCACCGGCGTCAAAATTGTCCTCGACCGCGCCGCCGATCATCCGCTCATAGGCTTGGTACATTTTATCCATCTCAGCCGTCTCAAAACCGGTGAACTCCACATCAAATCCGGTTTCCTGCAGTTCCCGGAGCAGTTCCACCAACTTGGGCGTGTCGAATTCGCCGCTGATTTTGTTGAGCGCGATATTGAGCGCCTTTTCCCGCTGCTGCTCCAGATCGACAACAACACAGTCGATCTCCACATACCCAATCTGCGTCAGCACTTTAAACCGTTGGTGACCGCCGACAATGTTCCCGGTGCGCTCGTTCCAGATGATGGGCTCGACGTACCCGAACTCCTCCACAGAGCGGAGCAGCTTCTCGTACTCAACATCCCCCGGCTGTAAATCTTTCCGGGGATTATATTTCGCCGGATTTATTTGGCCTACTGATATTTTTCGCATTATTACGCCATCCAAACTGTCCACCTCACTTTCGGGCCGTGGCCGTCAGCATCCCTTTCAGCCAATCTTTCTCCGGGTCTTCCACCCGCTTGACGCAGTTTTGCGCCACCACCTGATAGATCGCGTCCCATGACTGCGTGGTTATTTTCAGCGCCTCAAAAAACGCCTTAGCGAAGCCGGACACCACACCGATCCCTTTCTCGTTCTTCCCCACCATGCCGGTACCATTCAGCGCATACGCCGCCTCGGTGAGAAAGTATTTAGCAAGCGCGTGGTTGGCTATATTCTCCGGCGGGACGAGATACATACACCCGGTCGGCTCTAGCCAATCCAGCGTCCGGTTGAAAAAATCCACCGCCGAGGGAATTGGCAGATTGTGTTTGACCATCAGCGTGAGGTATTCCGGTGGCTTTGGCCGGTCGGGACTGCCGCCAAACTCCACCACCGACAGCGGGCGATGGCCGGGGTTCCCGGCGGCCAGCTTGTCAGCCAACGGTTTGGGCTTTCTTCCGGCCCCCGGTCTTTTGCCTCCTCGCGGCATGGCGCACACCTCCCGTTTGATTGCCGATTGATTTTAGCATATGCGCCCGCGCCTGTCCGTTTTCCCGGTTTTATCCGCCTTTTTGTCGCGGCCTGTCCGCTCCCGCCGCCGTTTTGCCCACCCCTGCCGCCAGTTTTTTTGATTCTGCCGGGATTTTCCGCGCAAAATCTATGAAAAAAACCGAGGTCTTTGATTAACAGACCTCGGCTGGGGGAAATCAAAAGGCAAAAACGCTTTAACTATGCGGACTTTAGATTATTCGCAAAATGTTTGAAATCGCGGGGCCACGCACACGGCACCCTGGCGCGGTGTCCGGGAAGAGGACTGTAGAGATTGACATCCCCCCTCCCGGGCCGGAGCTTCGGTCTGAAAATAGGGCCGAACCTAATCACTGCGGGTTTTGGTATGACAGGATTGGCAAAGGGATCGAAGATTATCTTCAGCATGGGTGCCGCCGCGATCTACCGGGAGGATATGGTGGACTTCATCGGCAGGGACGAGGCGGTCTAGCTTCAAACACTCTTCGCAGAGCGGGTGCTTGGATAAGTACAAGTTGCGGATGGTGCGCCAGCGCCGACCGTAGATTTTGTTATGATCGGAACGGCGATGCTTTTGGTCATACTCGCGGCTGGCGATGGAGCGGTGCTGCTGACAGTACCGACTGGGGGTAACGTTGGGGCAGTTTGGATAAGCACAGGGGTGAGGGGCTTTGTAAGGCATGGACAAGACCGCCTTTCGTGAGGTATAATGTGGACAGACGTGAGCAGGAGCGTGTCAGGTGAGCGGAGCTCTATATATCTTTTATATAGATCATTGCGGTGCCTGTTATTGCTCTGGCAGAGAACCATACGCAAGATGTGGCAAAACGCCGCTCCAGCCGCTCGACAGCGCAGAGCCACAAGATAAAAGCCGCTCCCGGACAAGCGCGGGTGCGTAGCGGTGCCGCTCTCAACCGGCGCAAAAAATAATGGGTGTGCATGAATGTTTATACAGCTATTCACAGCAGCTTTACCCCTTTGAACATCCTGCGGCGGGTGACCGGCTCATCAGTAATGCTAACACCAGACTTCCCAGCCACATCGCCGTTGAAACGTCGTTGGGATACTGCCTTTAGGTTGCCTTCCTCGCAGTAGGCTTTATAGGCATCGTATAGCTCCTGCCGGAAGCTGACCGCGCTGGGGTCAACGGCGCAGCAGTCATCTATAAACGCAAGCACCGAATTGTTTTCTATTCGATACTGCCTAATCTCCGACCGGGTCTTGGCGGTCTCATTAAATTGGTAGTTGCACTCAATTAACCGCTTTAGGCCGGTAATAGACCAAGCAAGGATACCATCCGACTCCATCATAAGCTTCTCCAAAAGCTGGAAGTCGCGTTGCTCATCCGGCACCGGTTTGGAGAAGCGGATGATTATAAGCCGCCTATAAAACGCCTCGCTGCGATCACCATAGTTGCGCGGGATGTCGTTGCAGGAATATAGGAACCGGGCGTATGGCTTAAACGAAAATGGGTCTTTATGCTTGCGTTCCCCGGTTATGTAATCCTCTCCGGTGACTGCTTTGAACATACCGGCATCGTCTATGCTTTTGTCTGAGAGGTCGGCGTAAATATTTGCCAGCTTACCAAACAGTTCCGCTGGCTGAAAGCGGTCTGATAGGTTTTGCAAAGGAATATTTGATACATTTTCCGCACCCAAAAGCACCTCCTGTACCACTTGCAAGATTTTGGATTTGCCTACATTTGGCAAGCCGCACAACATAAAGCTTTTCTGTGCCTTTGTTATGGGCACCAAGAAATAGCCAAAAATCTCCTGTAGCAAACTTACCTCCGGCTCATCCAGTGCGCTGTGCAAAAACTCCATAAAGCGCGGGCACTCGGCTTCGGGCTTATAATCCGCTTTGAGCTGCACAGTGGAATAATAGCCGGGGTCGTGGGGTTTGAAGGAATCATCCAGCACATTATATAATCCATTTCGTGCGTTGATAATGAATGGGTTTGGGTTTATCTCCCGGATGGGTTTGCGGATTAAAAGCTGCCACTGGCCTTCCGCATCGTTTATCTGGTTCATAGTCACATCGCGGGGGTTTAGGTAGGTACGCACAGCGGCTTTTAGACAACATGCAAATGATAATGGTAAACATCCCGGCCAAACTCTTCCGAAAGAGCCTTGTTGCGCTCGTCTGCGTGCATTACCGCCGACAAAACAAACTGCTCACCGCCGATTTCCTCAATGGCACATCGGTAGGCGTCTTCAAAAAAAGCTTTGGCGTATTCGTAGCCACCTTTTCGCTCAAAGTAGGCGGTGTTCACATCAAAGACCAGTTCGTCCACGATGCGCGGGTCATTCCCAAGCCATTTGATGCTGATAAGCCCATCGGCCAGCATCTTCTCAAAAGTCTGTTCGTAGCTGCCCTCACACTTCTTAAAGTGGGCGTTATAAGCGGCGCGGTCTTTTATAATGTCATCGTTCATATAATCGGCGTTTTGACGCTCGTTGTGGCGTTGCCGGATTGGCAGCCCGCCGCGCCTGTATGCGGCATTTCGGACTACGCATCTATCGGCCATAAATTGTCCCCTTTTCCAAGCCTGCAAATAGGAAGGCTGCAAGATGCTGTATATAGAGGCCTTGCAGCCTTGAATGTTGCAGAGTTAAATTTATCCATTGTCGCCACTCCAGCCGGTGGGAGAGCCGCCCAATACCACCGCTTTTCTTTTTTGAATGAGTTAATGGCAAGTGTGGCTTTTGCGCTGCGCAGAGTTCTTTCTTGTATGCCGCTTTCCTTAGCTTTTTCAAAAAGAAAGGCAGCGGACTTCTCTCCCCCGGCAAGTTCAGCCTTTAGAAATTCGATAGCCCGGTCGTAGGTGGTATCACGCTCCGGCATAGCCCCAGCCAGTAAATCGTCAATGGTCATTTCCAGAACACCAGACCACTTAAAACCTGTATCCGGGTCGAGTTCAAAGCCGATGGTGTTGCCCTCCGGGGCAAGGTTGTTTTTGCCCTGCGCAATTGCTCGCATATACTGCTTGCCCTTGATACGCCCAACAGTAAGAACGCTCCGGGCGGCCGCTTGAATGTCGATGCTGCCCAAGCCCCTGTACTGGCTCTTGCTGGTGCCCTTGTTGAGGTGGCCGACAACCACCACAGCGCAGCCTGTTTTCTCTGCAACGGCGCTAATGCGCTTGAGTACCGGGCGTATCTCGTTTGCTCGGTGCATATCTACATCGGCGCCGATATACGCTTGCAGTGGGTCGAGTATGAACAGTTTTGCCTCTGTTTGGGTGATGGCTTGCTCGATACGAAAATCTGAAAGGGATAATTCTTTTTCGCTCTCGTCTATGACGATTACCCGCCCACAGTCTGCGCCCGACTGAACAAGGCGGGGCTTTACTGTATCGCCCAAGCCGTCCTCGGCGGTCTGGAAAATTACGCTCATGGGGTCGGCAACGGTAGCGGAACCGGGTAGAGATACGCCGGTTGTTAAGGCAGCGGCGATTGCCAGTACCGCCGTGGTTTTTCCATCACCGGGGTCGCCTTGAATGACTGTAATTTTTCCAAATGGGATATATGGGTACCACAGCCATTTGATGGTTTCGGCCGCAACATCACTCATGCGGATTAGCTTCATTTCGGGTTTGTCCACGTATAAAACTCCTTTTCCATAGAATTAGGGCGCGGCCTTTTTTGAAGCCGCGCCCTTGTAATAGGTTGCATAAAATTTGATTATCTATATGAAAAGCCCCGAAACGGTGTCGACTTGCCGCTTCGGGGCCTGTGTTGGTATGCTATTCGCGATAGGTAAATGCCTTTGCTGCGCATTCTTCTAAGCTTGATACTTGCTGAAAAACGCCGTTTGATATTACATCTTCGATTGATTGGCCTGTTGTTTGTGCGATGTGCGAAAGCCATTGGCAGACTGTTTCGTCAAGTTCTATTTGGAATTGTTTCACGTTTTCACCTCCCAACAATTAACCGCGTTAGGGTAATTATACGCATATAAACTTTAATTGTCAACCTAACATGGGTAAGTTTTGGGTGGGTTGCGGTTACAATATTATTAACCATACAAGGGTAAGGGGTGCTAACGCCATGACTTATTCAAAGCTCATTACCAAGCGAATATTAGAATTATGCAAAAAGCGTAATATTACAGTCAATAAGCTCGCCACGCTTTCCGGTATGAAGCAATCCACCATTGACAACATCATAAAAGGGCATACGAAAAGCCCCGGCCTGCGAACATTACACCGCATATCACAAGGCTTTGGTATGACGCTATCTGAATTGCTTGACTTCCCAGAGATGAACGAAGCCATACTTGACGATGAGTGATGAATTTTGCAGCCTGTGCGGTTTTCACATACTTCCCGGAAGTATGTGACCCACTCTGACAGTTAGGCGTTGCCGTAACTGTTCGTGGGCGCTCCCGCGGGGGTCCTGCCGGGGGCTGCGGACATAAAGTGAGAAAATTTTGCGGTGGAAATTCGGTGGTGGGTGTGGTACAATTTTAGAGTAAATTGTTTTGCTTTTGGTGGTAGAGTAAGTGAATAGTATTTATACTTTGTATTGGGAGGGGCAGATTATGAAAAGGTTATTTTTTATCCTAATTGCTTTTATGTCAGTTTTTCTCGCAAGTTGTTCTGGCTATTCAACTGAGGCCAATAGTGTTCAAGAGTCATTACATTCTAACTTGGAAAGTAGATTTGATGACTATGAGTTTCTTCGCAATGAATTTATATCTCCGCTTGTGAGCAGCGGTATTGCTAATATAGAGTCGTGGTCAGATGCTTCGCAAATACCGGCAAATCGTCTTGTATATTTTTACTTTTTTAAAACAAATGTGTTGCTAGAAAGTATAGATGAAGTGTGGGATGATCCCGAGTGGCGCAAGAATAATATTGGTGCAGAAGTTGTTGAAGAAACTATACGCAGTTATTTTGATGTTGAAATAGAACATATTCGCGAATCAGAATTTTTCGATCCTAGAACAAATGAATATACCTTATATGGTATAGGAGGGGGGGCTTTAGACTATAGAGTGATGTTTTCAAAGCATGATAATAATATGTTAACAATAGATTTTATAGCATTTTTTATTGATGAGAATGAACCTTATTTTTCTGGAAGAGTGCAGATTGTTTTTGAGGATGAGGATAATTATAAGTATCTTTGGTATGAGGCAAGCAAGCCGACCGAAATAAACTTTGACAGTGGTGAGGTTGAACAAGTAATCAATGCACTTGCCGGTTCGCTTATGCTTGGACACTCTTGGGACAATATTTCAGGCGAAAACTATAGATATAATCTTTCTCTCATTACATTTTACTGTATACTTAATCCGTATCACCCAACAGAAATTCCTGCTGTTGAGTTCGAAGCATTTATTCAAAGATATTTTGATATACCAACCTCTGCTCTGAGGGAGATGTATGAATATAATCCAGAAAACGAAACATATGTTGTTCCGGTTGATGTTTCGGTTGACCGAGCAAATAGGCAAACTGAAGAATATTTTAGGATAGAGCAAATTGATTATGAGAATGGGCTGGTAAAAGTATTGTATTATACGATATGGGGGAATATGGCTCCATATGAGAATATGCAAAATAGTGTAGTATTTGCAGGATATGTACTCCTTGATAAAGAGGATAGTTATAGAGTGTTAAGGGTTGTATTGACAGAAGACAACTCCGCTCAGTAGACATAAACCGTGATGTACGTGGATATGTACATCACGGTTTACTCAATTATTTAGGGATAAACGCATCCGAGCAGTCTGAATTGGTTAGATGCACCACGTGTACCAAAGGCAATATTATTGCGATTAGTAGGCCCCGTGCCAACCGGCCAGTTTGACTCTGAAATATTCATAGAACCGTCTGCGTTTACAGAGCGCACCCAGGCGACATGGCCATAACCACCGTCAGACCAGCATACAATGGAGTTGGCAACCGCCCGAGAAGATGTTCTCTTGTAACCTACACGAGTGGCTTGGTTCCATAATTGCGGTCCGGTGATAATATTCGGATTTTGTACCAGCTGCCTATTTGGATACTGCGCATTCCACATCCTGCGTGCATATGCATAACATTGTTCAGCCATTATATCTTCTCCTTTTTTTATATTAGAACAACGAATCAGCACCCTACCCTGTCGGCCGCCAAGATTAGCTACCGCTCGTTGGTCTTACCTAATAAGAATAACTTTCAATAGATTTGTACGTTCACTTAAAATTATTTCTCCGGCCTATTCACCGCTCCCGATAAGCCCTTCTAGCTTCTTTTTAAATGCAACTATGAAAAAATCTAGTATCGGTATGCCAACATATCCAGCCAGTGATGTAAGTGCTGCTGTCAGCCATGGTGACACGTTATAACTCATGCAGATAAAGAAAGTCACCACTCCTCCAAATGTCGAAACAAATGCTCCCGATACAAATTGAAAGACACTAAACCCTTTTTTCCCGGCAAGATCAACTTCCCTTACGCAACCCCCGAAAAATGCAAGTGTAGCGTGTATTAGGATTGCATACCCACTAATCCCCATTTAGTTCTCACCACCATTTTTTAAAAACTTCCATATCATTGCATAATTTACGATTAATACAAGTAGAATAAGTCCAGCTAGACCATAAAAATATATAGTATCAAATTCGCTTCTTATCTCTGGAATAACAGCAATCGCAAACAAAAACTGTTCATTCTGATTATCAGGAATCCATCTATAGTAAACTAACATATCTTTGCCATTATAGATAGTTGATACTGTTCCCGAAGAATTATTGCCTATTGTGTAAATAAAGTTATCACTCCACAAAAAAGCATATCGCTCATCTTCGCTACCATGGTTTGTGTTAGAGATTATCTCAAACCTGTTATTCATCAAAAAACTAATAGTATATGGTCGAACATTATTGAAGTTTGCAGAAAATAATAACCAATCAACGTAAAACTCTTGTTCATCTTCCCAATCGTCATCCTTGCTAATAAAATAGTTGACTTCGGCAGCTATTAAGTTTACCGTTTCTTTCCTTTCTTCAAACAAATTTCTATATCTCTCTTCCGCTATATGTTGTGATACTTGATAGAAAAACGAGGCAAACCCTAAACAAATCAAAATTGGCAGCAGATATATGTATTTATTGAGCTTTCTATTTTTCACTGCGCACAACTCCTTTCGATTACTAAGAAGAGAATAAATCCTAGTTTGTAAGTATTGTATTCTGGATTTTTTTCAAAGCTCGATTTTTTGTTATATTCACAGTCTGCCTCTTAATACTATCTTGAGCAGCTATTTCTACAATTGAAAGCTTTAGGACAAAATGCCGATATATCACCTCAAATTCAGTGTCCGTAAGCACTGACCGCAAAGAACATATGTGAATTTCCGAATAATCATCTTCCCATGTGTTTATATTTTCAATACTTGCTAATTCCTTGTCCGAGAGCTGATTGAAAAATAATACACCTTGGTTTCGTATCTTCTTTTTCAAAAGTCCATTATAAACATTATCCATAGATTTTGATATGTAGTTTGTTACAGCCCCATCATTGGAAAAGGTTTCAGTAGGTGGGAATCTCATAATGAGCGCGATAAATTCGCACCTCAAATCTTCGTAGGCATCATCACATGCAAGCAAAGATGCTCGTTTTTTGAGAAGCGGCGTAAATTGCTCTATGAGATATACCATGCTTTGTTCATTTCCACGTTTAACCTCTTCAAGTCTTGCGATGATTTCCTTTATCCCAAATTCCTCACCGTCCTTAATGAGAAAAAGGACAAGTTATGCGAATTTGTAAGCCTGTTAAAAATAAATATTTTTTCGCTTAGAAAATTTACATCGGAAGCATATTGTCAAGGTGTTCTCTACTTTTTCTAAAAAATAAAAGCAGAGCGTAAAAATGCTCTGCCTTGTGGTTATTTGTTGCATTGCTGTAAATCTCAAAACCATCCCATGTGGTGTTGCTTGAAATCGATAAATAAAAAATATTGTATAATATGAAAAATCTCTATAGTGCTGCCACTTAAGGCTATTTTTTTCAACAGAACATATACTCTAACTATAGCAGATTTTGCAATATCTTGAGGGTTAATAATAGTGACCTTATCGGTAGAGCAATCTTTTTTAACTACGATAAGTAATTGTGCAGAGTGAGTATAAGCATATTCACTTGTAACGTTGTAAGGACTGACTAGTCTAAATAATGGATAACCAAGTAAAAGCGGATACTCCAAAAGTATCCGCTTTTACGCTAATGCCCCACAGCTTCTGCATTTTCAACCTTTTTACTTTGATGCCGCTTGCGCGAATATTCCCGATGATACTCACTATTTTTTTCTTTCCACTCGCGTTGATACTTACTCTTTTTCTCCCGCCAAGCATCATAAGCAGCGACTTCTTCGGGCGTTAGCGGCAAGCCCTCTTGTCTGCGTTTTGCAATCTCTGTAATGAACAGCGTTGGCGGTTTAGGGTTCTCCGCAGCCTTTGCATCACGCCATACTTTGTGCTTTTCCCGCTTTTCCTTTCGGTAGGCTTCGTAGGTTTCAACTTCCACGGCTGTTAGCGACTGCCCAGCATTTTTCCGGGCGATAATGTCGGACATAATCTCTTTTTTGGTTGGCTTCTTTTCTTTTGGCGGCTTCGGCGGTTCGTTTGCTTTTTGCTTTGCTCTCCACTTCTTAAACTGCGCATTTTTGCGGGCTTTGTAGGCTTCACGCTTTTCTGTTTCCTCTGCCGTTAAGGGTAGACCCTCTTTTACACGTTCAGCAATCTTGGCAATAGATAGCGGTTTCGGTGGCTTTGGCGGCTCTGATGCATTGCGCTTATCCCGCCACTTCTTATGCGCCGTACTCTTGTACTCCCGCCTTGCTTGATAGGCTTCCTGTTCTTCCGGGGTTAACAGTCCCGCCCTCATTCGCGCGGTAAGTTCCCGGTTTTTCAGCTTGACCTTTTCGGCTTGTATCTTCGCAAGTTCTTTATAATGAGCAGTACATTTTCGTGGATACCCAGCCGATAAATCCTTTTTATACTCGGAGCAGGCATAAGCACCATCGAGCCTCTCGCCATATTTCTTCGTGGTGATTTTCCGCATATTGAAATATAGCTTTGCGTTACAATCGGAGCAGTAGACCAATCCGCTGAATAACCCCGGCATACCATATACAGGCGGTCGGCGTTTATGAGAACGCATTTTTCGCACAACATCCCATGTCGCTTTATCAATAATGGCAGGATGCGTATTCTCGAACACCATTACATTCTCGGGTGCATTTTTACGGCTTTTCTTATCTTTGTAAGACTTGGAATAGGTTTTGAAATTCACCGTATGCCCCAAATATTCTTGTGCATCAAGAATACCGGTAACTGTTGATGCGTTCCAATATGATGTCGTTCCTGTTGGTCGAGGCTTTTTCAAAATTCCGCTTTCGGATTTGTAGGTTGTTGGATTGCGAATGCCCTCGGTTGTGAGTGCCATTGCAATACCTCTTGCGCTTATACCATTAGCGTACATATTGAAAATTCTGCGTACAACTGCCGCGCTTTCTACATCAATCTCGATTTTGCCGATGTCATTTTCAATCTTGCGGTAGCCATATTTGGGAACAACAGCAATCCGCTCACCGCTTTTGCCTTTGGCTTGGATTATGGCACGCACTTTCCTACTGGTTGATTTTACATACCACTCATTGAAAAGATTAACCATCGGCGCTAAATCATTTTCGCCTAAATCGGTGTCTACATTATCGTGAACAGCAATCAGTCTGACATCATGCTTTGGAAACAGAATTTCTGAATAAAAACCTACTTTTAGATAATCTCTCCCAAAACGACTCAAATCTTTGACTGCTACAGTAGACACAAGCCCTGCCTCAACATCTTCAATGATTTGAGAAAATGCTGGGCGTTCCCAATCAGTTCCGCTATAACCATCGTCATACACAAACTCGTATGGGGTCAGATTGTTTTCCTCAGCGTACTTTGTTAAGATGGAGCGTTGATTGACGATTGAGTTAGAGTCCCCCGATTGCTCATCTTCTTGGCTCAATCTGGCGTATAAATATATTTTCTTGGTTAGACTGCCTGCTTGTTTTGCAGACTTGTCACCCTGTTTTATTGGCTGTCCTTTCATCATATCCTCCATTCCGGCAGCCAACAGACGGTAATGTATATTCTTATTATAGCGCACATCACCGCTGTTGGCAGCCCCCAAATTTAATTGTGAATTGCTATGCAGATTTGGCTTGTTCGATAGAGGTTACTAAGTTGGCATTGCCTTGTATCAGCCGTGCCATGACAGCAACGAGGTCTTGTTTGTTGCCCTCTGCATAGGTGGAAGATACAATGTAGGTAGTCCTCCCGATTTTACGTGTTGTTTCCGAGGTTGAAATATCATTCGTCTTGGTTTTGCTCATCGCAACATCCTTTCTGTTTTAGATTTTTTGCCCACTCCCCGAAACGGAGAGCAAACGAAACGTTGTTGTGCATTGGATGCCTCAAAGGGGCGAAACATTCATCCCTTTGAGGTGAGGCATGAAACAGTACCCACTGCATTGGGGTAGGTCGTGAAACACGACCTACCGACTGATGACTTAAATTGTAACTGCCTTG